GGGGCTATTGGATTAGCAATAGGAATGGGAATATTTGGGATAATATTGTTTATAGTGAGTCAAATTATAACATTTATTATAATATCGTAGTTTAAATCTATATTCTTATAAAAAGGAATCGCATTAAGTAATTATTGCGATTTTTTATTTCATAATATTTATCAAATATGAGTACATATGGTATAGATTATCCGTTTAGGGATAGTTCAATTGGAAATTATGTAAAGATGACATCCACTCCTGAAAGAGAGGTGAGAGCCGATCTTATACATTTATTGTTATGTAGAAAAGGAAGTAGATATTTTTTACCAGATTTTGGTACAAGGCTTTATGAATATATTTTTGATATGAATGATGTTGTATCATATAATCATATTGAAGATGAGATAAGAGAGGGTGTACGCAAGTATATACCAAATTTAGACATAAATTCAATTCAGGTTATGTCAGCAGAAAATGATCCTGAAACACCATTATCTCCTAGTGAAGAAGAAGATGCGAGATTATTTAGGGTTGGAAATGGAACAACTAAACCATATACAGCAAGAGTTAAAATAGATTATACCGTTAATAATGGAACATTTTCAACATCAGATTTTATAATAATAAACATATAAATATATGGCTAAGACAATAAATTATTCAGTTAGGGATTTTGCTGGTCTTCGAGAAGAGCTGGTCAAACTAACCAAACAGTATTACCCTGATTTAATTTCCAACTTTAATGATGCGTCGATTTATTCGGTACTGTTGGATATAAATGCGGCCGTGGCCGATAATCTCCATTTTCACATTGATAGGGTATGGCAAGAAACAATGTTAGACTTTGCTCAACAAAGACAATCTTTATTTCATATCGCAAAAACATATGGACTTAAATTACCAGGGTTTAAACCATCAGTAGCGTTATGTGATTTTAGTATAAATGTTCCAGTTAGAGGGGATAAAGACGACGAGAGATATGAAGGAATATTAAGAGCAGGTTCTCAAGTTTCTGGCGGAGGTCAGGTTTTTGAAACGGTTGAAGATATTGATTTTTCTAACCCATTTAATACTAGAGGAGATCCCAATAGATTAAAAATTCCGAATTTTGATAATAATAATAAACTAATATCGTATACCATAATAAAGAGGGAAGCGGTAGTTAATGGGATATCAAAAATATATAGAAAAGTTATTACTGATTTAGATCAAAAGCCATTTCTAAAAATATTTCTTCCTGAAAGAAATGTTTTAGGCATCACATCAGTTATTCATAAAGATGGAACAAGTTATGGTACTAATCCGACAACAGATGAATTTATGTCATCCTCAAATAAATGGTATGAAGTGAAAACATTAATTGAAGATAAAGTATTCATCGAAAACCCAACATCCGTATCAGATTCGACTAATTTTAAAGCTGGTGATTATATTGATGTTACTAGAAAATTTTGTACTGAATACACACCTGAAGGATATTTCTTTTTAACTTTTGGATCTGGTAATATTAATCCGATGGATAATTTGGATAATTATATGTCAGGTAGCATGCAGGTTAATCTTGCAACATTTTTAAATAATACATCACTTGGAGAAATTCCAAAAACTAATACAACATTGTTTGTAAAATATCGTGTTGGTGGTGGTAAAGAAACAAATTTAGGTATTAATGTTGTAACATCAATGGATGCATATGAATTAATTGTAAATGGTCCAAATTCATCAATAAACACACAAGTAACACAATCAATAACTGTCACCAATGTTACGCCAGCTATTGGCGGAGCAGACATTCCAACAATTGAAGAAATTAGAAACATGGTTGCATATAATTTTGCGGCACAAAATAGGGCAGTTACATTGAACGATTATAAATCAATGATTGAAACTATGCCCGCTACATATGGCGCGCCAGCAAAAGTTAATGTAATGGAAGAAGATAATAAAATTAGAGTTAAATTATTATCATATGATGAAAATGGAGCATTAATTGATGATGTGTCGAATACATTAAAAAACAATGTTTTAAATTATCTTTCTAATTATAGAATGTTAAATGACTATATAGATATTCAAAGCGGAGAAGTAATAGATTTAGGTTTAGAGATTGATTTAGTAATTAATAAAAATGAAAATTCGGTTGATATTTTAAAATCGGTAATCGAAAGAGTAACGTCATTTTTTTCAATATCTAAGAGGAAAATGGGAGATCCGTTATTAGTTGGTGATTTAGAAAGAGAAATCGGTAATGCCTCTGGCGTTGTTAATGTGGTCGAAATTCGTATTTATAATAAAATAGGTGGAAATTATTCATCATCAGAAGTTGCTCAATCATATGCGGATATTTATACGAAAGAGATACAACAGTTTGATAATACAATATATATGAAATCAAATCAAATATTTCAAATTAGATTTCCAAATTCAGATATAAAAATTCGTACAAAAAATCTTGCTTCGGCTACATACTAAAATGTTTTTTGTTTATCTTATATGTTATAGAAAATAGGTGACTTCCTATTTATAAGTATAAAATATAGGTTTAAATTAAGAAATGTTTTTAATTATGCTTATGGAATAAAAATATGATAAATGCAGAAGCATAGAATACACACAAATGTTGGAAGAGATCAGAAAATTAATGTAGAGATTTTAAGTGATTACGACCTTATGGAAATATTGTCACTTAAATTCACTCAAAAAGATATATTTGCTTCTGGTAGGTGTTCAGAATATGGTGTTGTAGTTGGCCGCATATCGGCCAATAATGGATATGGTATTCCAAATGCAAGGGTTTCTATTTTTGTTCCAGAAGATGATATGGATGAAAACGATCCGGTTATTCATGCATTATATCCATATAAAGATATTACTGATAAAAATGAAAATAATTATAGATATAATTTACTACCTGAAAGACAACAACATCCTGGTCACACCCCAACAGGAACATTTTTTGATCAAAAAGACATATTAACAAGAGAAGAGGTTCTTGAGGTATTTGAAAAATATTATTCATATACGGTTAAGACAAATAGTGCGGGTGACTTTATGATTTGGGGTGTACCTGTTGGTGGACAAATATTACATATCGATATCGATTTATCTGATATTGGATGTTTCTCACTCAGGCCAAATGATTTTCTTAATAAGGGGTATGGAATAGAACAGTTTGAAAATTATTATAAATTTAAATCAGGTTCGGATATTGATTCTTTACCACAAATAGTATCATTTGATAAATCAATAGAAGTTTATCCGTTTTGGGGTAACGAAGAATTATGTGAAATAGGAATCACAAGAACCGATTTTGATTTATCGGAAAGAGATATTAAAATAGAACCAAAATCAATTATATTATTTTCTTCAGTAACAGATGAAAGTAGTCATGCAGTAAAAAGAAACGGAAAAATTCGAAGAAATAGTGGATATAAATGTAATTTACAAACATCAGAAGGAAAAATAGAATGTGTGAGATTTACCGGAAAGACTGTTTTAGGATCTGACGGCATAACCGAATATCCTGAATTGGAATATTTTAATCCTACTGAATTTATTAATGAAGATGGGGTATCTATGATATCCTTTCCAATGAACATTGATTATGTGTACACTAACGAATTAGGAGTACAAGAAATAACAAATGATGAAAATAAAGGAATACCAACAGGATCTATTGCAAGGTTTAGATTTAGTTTAGATTTTCAATCTAATAAAGTTACTACAGCAAGTTATTTAGTACCAAATATTCGAGAATTTAACCCAAATGATGATGGAACATATTTGGGAATTTCAACCGAAGATGCTTTACATCATGGAATCGAATATAGTGAAGCAATGTTAACAACATATCAATTTTCAGATAATTTTGAAGATTATATAAAAATAACACCACCAGAAGAAATTGAATTAAGTGATAAATACTATGGCGATGACGCTAAAGAACATAAGAAAAATTTAATTCTTAGTGGTGATATTGCTCCTCAAGATTATTTTTATAGATTTATTTATGGTAAAGTTTATGCTGTATCTTCATTTCAAGGAACTCATTATGAAACGTCAATAAGAGATGCGTTTTTGGGTATTAAAGAAATTAGACCAAATATTGAATCTGATTGTTCATCAAGCACAAATTACTTCCCATCAAATTTTGCATTTAAAAATCGAATTAAATTTAATATTGTAATAGCACAAGTAGTATTATTTATACAATACATTTTTTCTATTATCACAATAAAATTTGCTGAGATATTAGGAAGAACGGCATTAAGAATTGGATTAGAACTACAAAGTCTTCCGCTTTTAAGAAAAATTGGACAAAAAGTCGAAGACTTCGCTTATAGAACCCAAGATAAATATACAAAAGAACTACCATTAACGATATATCCTGATTGCGAAGATTGTTCAACTGATGATGAGACCTTAACATTAAATGGTTCATCATATAGTGATAGTTGTAGAGTGGCTGAAGTTGTAACAATGGTGAATTGGGATTCACCAATATCCAAATCATCAACTCATGGAGGATTTAATCTTTATGTTCTAGATTATCGTAATCAATTACCTAATACACAAGATTTCAGAAATAGTTCTGCCCCTGGTTCAACTTTTTTAAGTGAATATTTTCCTGGCGAGTCAGCACGAAGTAATCAAGAAGGGTGTGCAGATAGTGAAGTGATAACATATGAGGATCTGGATGATTTATCGAGTGAACCACTATTATCTGACGACGAATCTAGATATGTTGCAGAAGTATTTTGTTCTGGAACCACATTGTTTAATAGTTTTTTTATAAACCTTAGAGATTCATACGTTGATATTGGTGACACAACATTTATATGGAAAAGCAACGTGTATGATGGGTTTGCCGGATATGAATTACCTATTCTTTTTGAAGATATACTTCAATTAACAGGCGTAGATTTGTCAGTTGGAAATGTAATAGAAAGAGATTTACTATCAAGGAGTAAAATAGTTATAAGAATATTAGATAGAACAAAAACTACGACAGAACCAGCAAATAATCAGGGAATAGAAGGTGGATGTGATAAATATGATAAATTTTATAATGAATCACAAATATTATTTAGCTATATATGGACATCAGAATTAATATATGATTATGATAGTACAGTACCAATCAATCCTAATGTAAGCCCTCTTGGATACATTCCTGACGATCCTACATTTCTTGAATATCCAACAATGATACCAACTCATCCATATTTGGTTTCAGCAACTGCAGGTACTGCAACGACAAAAAGAATGCCAAGGGAGAAAATTTTCACAGGACGCAAAAATATTGGTACACAAACTTATGATAGAAAAACAAAATCTGGATTAACTGAAATAAGAGATGGCGTTTTTACAATAATACCTGTTATACAAGGCACAAGCCGAAACACAAAAGTAATACAAGAATGGTACCGAAGAAAAAGAGTGGGGGTTTCATTTTGTGGCGGAGTAGTTAACTATTCTTTTATTGATAATTGGCTACATGGCGTATTATATTTTTTTAAATTTGATAAGAGATTAAGATGGGATAGCGAAGTTGATTACGACCTAAATCAAAGAGGTAGTAGATATCCGAGAGAACTCATTTTTTTTAATATATTAGATAAGAATTTTTATTATAGAAGTACTCCATATATTTTTAAAGATGGTAATGGTGGATTTTCTGGACAAACATTTAATTCAAATAAAGAAATTCTTCATCCTACAACATTTTATGATTTAGGTGCGAGAGATGAGTTTATTTCTCAAATATGTTCAGATTTAAGAATCGATCCAAGCTGTTCGGTAATTAGAGATATTTCAACAACATCATATCAAGATCCTGCAAATATTGTGGAACATGCAATAAATTATAGATTAGATACGACGAGTTCTAAATTTGATGTAGATGATTTTTTTAGTAAAAATCATTTGGGGTCAAACATAAAAGTTTTTGATGGTGACATTACTCAATTAATGTCAATTAATTGTGAATCAGGAATTGAAGCGTTTGATTTAGATTCACCACAATATTTTATGTTTAATGGTGAAAATATGGATCCAGAGGATAATAAGTTTGGTAATTATTTTAAAATTGGGAGTTTATATGGCCCAACTCCAATAGATTTTAAACTGGATTTTAATGGTGCGTACATGAGACTTTGTTTAAATTATAGATTAGGTGATTATTCTCAAGTAGTCCCATTTTATCTATGGGACAAAAGGGGTATTGGGTTTGGACAATATGGTTCTAATTCTGATGATCAGAGATGGGATAAAACAGAGATAGCCGCTATGAGATTGCAAAGAATATTTTCAATAAGCGGAGCAACTGAAACATCAGTTTATGATTCAACATATGAAAGATTTGGTAGAACAAATTATTTGATGCCAGATGGCGAAGAAGAATATATTTTAAAACCAATGACAGTAAATCATGAAACATTTAGTATAGTCGGTGATACGGTTGATATGTTAGAAAGATTTGAAGTTATTAGTTTATTTGCTCCAGATTTTGATGATGTAGTACAATATGTTGAAGGCGATTTATGGTTACAAGTTTTAACTTATGGACCAGATGGATATTTAAAAGACCCGTGGATTGGATTTATATATGTGGTTGTTAATAAGATGTGGGTACAGCAGCCAGAATTATATGTAAGCGCG